TTAATCAAATGCAGGGTGTTAGTTATACATTCAAACCATCTGGTAAAAAGCAAGTTGGATTAATTGCACAAGAAGTCTTAGATATCATTCCTGAAGTTGTGGAACTAGAAAATGACTACTACTCAGTATCATATCCAAATCTAGTTGCTGTTTTGATTGAGGCTGTTAAAGAACTTTCTAGTCGGGTAGAAGATTTGGAAAACAAATAATGGCAGTCAAGTCGTCTGGTTCATTATCGATTACTACAGATATTGTAGGAGAGTTTGGTGGTGTTGCGCCACACTCAATATCAGAGTTTTATGATGGTGCTGGTCTAGTTCCATCAGGAGCAAATCCAAATGTTCCTTCCTCTGGTGCTGTGTCATTTTCAAACTTCTATGGTGCAGTAAATGTTATAACAATTTCAATCATTAATAATCAATATGATTCTAATGGCACTCTAGTCACTCTTGATAAAGGAAGCACATTAAATCTATTTGAAATTGCTAATAAAACTATAGGATCAACTGCGGGCAATAATGTAGTTGTTCCACTTGTGTTTAGTCTTGATAGTGATACGGTATTCAATAACTCTATCATATTTGGAGGTAGTTTTACAGATATCACTATTCAAAATAATGGTATTATTGCTGGTAGAGGCGGTCATGGTGCAAACGGTTCTCAATATAGTCCAGCAAAAGATAATACTTTAGGTAATAGTCTTAACGATTTTAAAGGTAATGCTGCTATCTTTGTTGATTCTGATCAAACAAAAGTTACTATTACAAATCTAGAAAAAGGTTTTATTGCAGGTGGTGGTGATGGTGGAAACTTTAATAGCGTTAATGATAATTCATCTCCCATACCGAGATTGTATGACGGCGAACCCATCGATGACGCAGATGCAACTGCTTCAGCCCAAAATGGCGGCGGCGGTGGATGGAATGGTGGTGTTGGAGGCCGAGGTTTTGCATCTGTAAGTGCATTTGCTTTCTCAGGTCTTCCCGAAAATAGTAACTCTTTTAACACTGGCACTCTTACTGATACAGAAAGGTCTGATCCAAGCGTGGCTAACTATGTAGTTGATAGAACTACCGACATTACAGGACATACTGGAATTGTTACTAATATTGCTGATGTTTATGCCAAAAATGGTAACCAAAACGCTCTTTCAAATTTAACCATATCAGGAACCACTAGCGGTACAAGTGGTGGGTCTGGATTAAACGGTGGTTTAGCAAGAAGTGGCAGTTCAGGAGCTAAAGTTGCTGTTGAAACTAGGGCTCTTGATGGAGAACCAATGGGGGGCGTCGTGCCACAAGGTCGGGCTTTGGCGATAGGTGTATCAGGATCAGGTGGTGGATCAGGTATCGGCAGCAGTAGCACACCTAATTATGTTACTTCTTCTGGAAGAAATCAATCTGCTGGTGCTGGCCATTCTATTCAAATTAAAACAGGATCGACAGTTTCTACTAAATCTACTATTAATAATGGTAGAATTTATGGAGATACAGATATTACAATTTCTTAAAAAATGTCTTGACAACTCCAGAAAAATAGTATACATTCATACATAGTGCAATAATGAGAAAGGATATAGTAACATGGCAACTTTGAAAACCAAACTCCGTAAGAAGCACTTTGACACTCAATTCCGTATGAAGAAACGTATGGAAAAGATTGCTGCTTATGACTTAGAATATGCTCAATCCTATGACATTAGTGAAATCCTGTCTGGTAATGAAGCATATCAAGAATTTGTGAGCAATAAGAACTATGAATATTGAAGACAAAATACTAACTAAGAAACGTTTTTGTGATATGGTAGAATCATATGTCTTTGAGAAACGTGAGTCCTATATGGATGCTATTGTAGATATTATGAAAGCAAATCAAATCGAAGCAGAACGTGTTAGTGTGTTGATAAATACCTCAATCAAGGATAAGTTGGAAGTTGAAGCTCGTAACCTAAATTACCTTGAAAGAATTAATACACTACCATTGTGAGGAACGAATGGGGAAATTTATGTTAAGACTAATCGGAATGTATATTCCATTTGTGCTGGTTATTCTTGGAATCGGTGCATGTTCTTTTGTCTATCAGGATGAACTTCTTGGTAGATTCAATCAGTCAGAAGAGGTTATCACTGAAGATGCACCAGAGTTACCAGAAAGTAATGAACCTGATGGACAATCTTCAACCGATGATGGACTCGTTACAGACCAAACAACAGAAGAATCGGAGATTGTGGATGAAGGAACAGAACCAAGCTTTGACGACGGACTTCCTCCAATCGGAGAGTGTTTCTGTCCAGACAAATGATTATGATCATGTAGAACAAGACGGCGGGATTTCTGGATTAAGTTTGAAAGATATCCTGTCTGTAGGAACTCCATCTAGCATGGAGACTGAAGAAGGTTCAATCACCTTTGAAAATAATGATTGACAACCCGTGAATTTTATAGTATGATACACTTCTTAATATAACTGAATACAAATATACAAAAGGAATACAAATATATGTCACTTGCAAATCTTAAAAAGTCCCGTGGTTCTTCCATTGACAAACTCGTTAATGCAGCAGCAAAGTTGAATGAATCCTCAGCTGATGTTCGTAATGGTCCAGATGAACGTGTCTGGAAACCTACTGTAGATAAGGCAGGTAATGGTTATGCTGTTATCCGTTTCCTTCCTGCACCAGAAGGTGAAGAACTTCCTTGGGTCCGTTATTGGGACCATGGCTTTAAAGGCAAGACTACAGGTATGTGGTATATTGAAAAATCACTTACCTCCCTTGGTCAGAAAGACCCTGTAGGGGAGTTAAACTCTCAACTGTGGAATACTGGTCGTGATGAAGATAAACAGACTGCACGGGACCAGAAACGTCGCCTGAAGTATGTTTCGAACATCTATGTTGTATCTGACTCTGGCAATCCAGAGAATGAAGGCAAGGTGTTCCTTTACCAGTATGGTAAAAAGATTCATGACAAGTTGATGGAATCTATGCAACCTGAGTTTCCTGATGATGCTCCGGTAAATCCATTTGATTTCTGGGAAGGGGCTGACTTTAAACTGAAGATTCGTCAAGTAGATGGTTACCGTAACTATGACCGTTCTGAGTTTTCTTCTCCTGCTGTACTGGCAGATGATGATAAACTGGATACGATTTATGGTCAGGTCTATCCACTCAGCGAGTTTACAGACCCTACTAACTACAAGTCTTACGAAGAGCTGAAAGCACGACTGGATGCTGTTCTCGGTGTTAGTGGAACATTTACTCCACAGCAGACAGAAGATTTGTCAATCACTGCAGATACTGCTCCTATGAAATCTGTGGAACCAGTATCTGCACCAAGTATTGCAGACGCAGATGGAGATGATGACACTATGTCATATTTCTCACGTCTTGCAAATGAAGACTGATAGTTAGAGAAAATCCCCGGTGTTTTAAGGACTTCCCACCGGGGATTTTTTTATCTATTAGGTGCGCCGCCGATAACCTGTGTAGCATCTAAAGTTCCGTGATAGTCATTAGATGGCGCAGAAGAACCAGAACCAGCATTAACAGCAGTTGCTCCACCGCCTCCACCACCGCCAGAGACGTTGTTAGTTGTTTGATAGACTACTGTAGTTCCACCACCAGAAGCACCAGCAGCTGAGTTTAGTTGTTGGACTGCCATACCAGTTTGAATTTGCTGTCTTTGGATTTCAACTTTTCTAATTGTTTCTTCCGTTACAGATTTAGCTAACTCTATGAGATTTTGGTCTGAAGTAAAGGTTGCTAACTCATCCTTTAACTTTGCTGCTTTTACTCTTTTTTCATCTCTAAGTTCTTCTTTTTTCTCTTCAGACATAAAGAACCCACTTACCGGAGCTATTCGGTCAGGATCGCCCATTCTTTGCAATTTATACCCCGGACCAAATACTGACTTTGTGGCATCAAATTGCATTTGATCAGCTGCTTTATTTTGTTGCTTAAGTTGCTCATTCAATGCCTTTATTTCAGCGTCAAGTGCTTTCTCTTCATCACTCTTGAAGAACTCAGACAGAATAGGAATAGAACGAAGTTTATTAATTAAACCTTGAAAGATATTAGTAAAGAGTGCAACAGTATCTGCAATCATCCCTTCAATGAAGGTAGATAAATTGAATGGTTTATCAGGATCACCAAAGTTGAATATACTTTGAATCCATCTTACTGCAAGATTAGTTGGCAAAAAGAAAAGATCAAGTAAGTTGTTAATTTTTAGAAGATTTTTAAGACCAGTCCATAATTCTTCTAGTTTTGCTCTTGGATCAGCAAAAAGTTCTTTGACAAAATCTACAGTATTTTCAATTACATTAAATATAGTTGTAATCAATTGATCATAGATTTCAGCAAAACTAAATGATTTTAAGAATGTGCTAACTTTGGAAAACCCTAGTTGCATTGCTATCCATGCTGCTGCTTCTCTAATAAGGTCTAGGGGTGCAGCAACAATGGCACCAAAGAATCCTTTGACTGCACCTTCAAGACCTCCTAAGATACCACCTTCTTCATATCCTTTTATAAACCCTTCTACTGTGGCAAAGGTTGCAATGATAGCAGTGATGATTAAACCAATTGGTCCGAGGAACCTACCAACACCTTTAAATAATTTCAGAAGTTTCCCACTAAATGCCGCAATGCTACCTAAGAATGCCTTAAGACCAAAGAACCCCATAAAAGCACTAGCAAGACCGCCTAGAATACCTTTACCACCACCACCAGATGCTCCACTACCACCGTCTCCACCTGTCAGACTAGGTGCCTCAAAAGCACCAGCACCTTCTCTCAGACTTTCTAGACGATCTAGTCTATCCTGCTTGTTTAGTTCAAGAAGGTCAGTCACTCGATCAGTTAGAGATTCCATTTCAATTCGGATATCTTTAGTCTCTACTAACTGTTCTTCGTTGACTTCTGCGAGTCTGTCAATAACGTCTGTTAAAGCCATCTATTGTCTCATTTGCTTTTGTTTCTCTGCTTCTTCTTTCAACCATTGTATAAGCATAGTAAGGTAGATTTCACGTTCCCAAGGCATCATATTTTCTAGTTCTGTTAAAGAGTATTTATGATGTTGCATCAACTGAAAGTTTGTAGTATAATGATTTACTAAACTATCATGTGAGAGGCATACTAAAAAAAATCACTAGTTCCTTTTAAGGTAACTTCATTGTCATGCTCACAACTTTCACACTTGAACTTTACGTCATGCTTCATCTGTGGCAAATCTTCTACAAACTTTCGAACCTGCTCAAACTGCTTATTATTAAATGATTCCAAGAATGCCATTACTTCTTCTTTGGGTTCATCTGCAAAACTAATCTGTTCTTCTGCTGTTTCTAGACTATCTAAACAAATAGCAAGCAAGTCAAAAATCTGTTGAGTTTGAGATACGTTATTGTTTTCATTGTCAATCATAGTATCTGTTACTTCTGCAAGAACAGGATACTTTAGTTTCAAAGTCATATCATCTGCCAACTTGATAGACTTGATAGTCTTAGGAACATTGACCTTAATCTTACTCAAGTCAATAGACACTTCATTTTGGGTCTTGCACTCAGAGCAAGAAATATTGATAGTAGAAACTTCACCTACAGACTTTGACCGAATCTGTGTGAACAAATATTCAATATCAAATACAGGAAGATTGTAGACATTAACGTCTTCATCAACACAAGCTTGAATGGTATTGGAGATTGCATCTAATGCTGATTTTTTATCTTCTGATTCCATTGCAATCATTAGAATCTTTTCTTCTTTGACAAGGTACGGTCTGAAGTTTACTTGTTTGCCAGTAGAAGGAATTTTAGTAGTATATTTAATCGACTCATTAAGTTTAGGTAAAGCCATGTTATAGTAACTCCATTAAGTAGTGCGTTCCCAATCAGTGAATGCCAGTTGTATGTTTACTTGGGTGATTTGGTTTTGTAGTCCATCTCCTAACTCAATAGGACTTACGGTAACAGGGAAAGCATTTTTTAACCTAACCCCATATACTACAGATTCAGTTTCTTTGTCTAACTGTTGGATTTCTACAGTTTTGCTATAGTCATTTTTGTATTTTAACTCATAGGTATCAAACCCAATAATGTCTTCATGCCAGTCTTCAAAATAGTTTTTAATGACGTATTCATTATCTAGTAAAAATGTTAGACTTACATCATCAAAGATAAATCCATAGGGCATCTTTTGTGTTACCATACCAATACGTCTTTCAGTAGTGGTGATCTGTCTACCCGGTAAGTTTGTTGCCTGACAAAGAATATCACCGACAGCATTCAACCCCGGAATCCTAACTCGATACCTATCCGGTCTAGCTGGTGCCTTTGCAGACATCGCTGCCTTTAAGTCTTCAATGGTTGCCATGTTATGCTCTCATCTTTCTTCTGGAGTCTTTGTATACTTCACTGCTGCTTGCCTTTTCAAAGTCTGCTGTAGGCAAGAACGTAGCAATCTCCCATTCAGGGGCAGGAACCATAGCAAGTCTAGAACGCACATGAGAACTTAGATACCTTTTCAAGCAAGGTCTAAATGCTTTTAACTTAGATGCACGTTTTAACATTTCATAGGACAACCTGAACCGAGTAGATTCATCATATCTTTCATTATTTATAGTGTCGAGCAGTGCATCTAGAAACTTTGCTCTAATAGCAAGAGGAAGATAGTGCAGGTTCAGTCCCATAAAACCTTTAGGTGCTGGACCTACCATTACAATCAATGGGAACCTGTCATAGTAAGGCAGTGTCTCTTTGTGCTTAGGGTCATAGAAATACATATACATCTTGCCCACAGCAGGACGACTGCGTAGTTCAATAGGGTCTTCTTTCATCAGTTTGCTTCTACTGACATTCAAGTTCTTTGCCTTGTTCATAAACCATGCACGGGACTCTTTACTCCGTGGAGTAATCCCTTTACGAAAGGCTTCAAACTCTAGTTTTTGAAATAGTCCTGCCATTTAGAACTTCATCCCCATTTGCTTTAGTGTGTGTTCGGTCCATATCTGAAAGTGCCACCCTCTATCTAGGCAATACTCTTTAGCTGCTTTCCACTTACATTCATTCTTAACATATTCTAGTGATTCAGATATAAATCTTTTTGTTCTGCGTTTACTCTTTGGTGGACGGGTCTGTTTATCTGGTTTAATCTCTACCAGAACAACACTACCGTCCTTCATATTTAGTTTCAAATCAACAAAATACCGATGATATTTGTTGTCAACTGCACTAATATATGGTATGATAGTCTCTTCAGAAGACCATGATTTAATATTAGTTTGGTCTTCAACCCATTTGAACGCAAACTTTTCCCAATAAGAACGATAAATAACCTTTGTATGGTCTCCGTCGTATTTCTCAGGTTTCTTAATCTTGTATTTACCTTTGTAAGTTTTCATAACCACCATATAAATAAGTATAAACTATTTAAATATTTATAGGGATTACTAATGGTAGATGTAGCAACTCCAGCAGCTGCGGGTTTAAGATATCCGGTTGAACCAGATGAAAAATACAAAGCCAGTGTTATGTTTATTGCAAAGGGTGGAGCATCTGCTGGTCAGTGTTCTTTATATTTTCCTGAAGCAGTAAACTTTTCTGATGGATTGGTATATGATAACGCTAACTTAGGTGTTGCTGGTGAAATTGCAAGAAGAGCGACTTCTGGAATGAGAACTGGTGATGTTCAAACTATGGCTAAATCAATTACCGCTTCTGCTGCTGAAGCTGGTGCGAAATTAGCAGAAATATCTACCTCTGGTATGGATACTTTTGGTAGCACACAAAATTTAAAATCCCTTTTGGATAAGGGAGCTCCCCTTATGAGTATCGGAGTGCAAGCTATGGCAGAAACTCTTGGAGCTCAAGAGATTGCTTCTGGTGTTGCAGCAGGGACACAAATTACAGCAAACCCACATAAACGTTCTGTGTTTAGAGATGTTGCTTTGAGAACATTTTCATTTTCATTTCTAATGAGTCCTCAAAGTTCAGCAGAATCTTCATCTATAGAAAATATAGTAGACTTTTTTAGGGCAAATGCGTATCCAGAGCGGATATCAGCTGGACTTGGGTATAAATTTCCCACAGAATTTAAGATTGAATTTTTATATAAAGGTGGTAAAATGTCTCAAGCTCCTAAAATTTTGCCATGTTACATAACAAGTGTTAATACAGTATTGAACCCAAGGTCTTCTTCATTCTTTGAAGATGGTAAGGCAAATGAAGTTCAACTAACAATGTCCTTCCAAGAAGTAAGAGCGTTGGATGCTACTGACGTTCGGGGTGGCCACTAATATGTCATATTTCACAAACTATCCTACAGTCAATTATAGATTTGGTAACGAATCAACAGCTGTTGCAATTCAAGACATTGGTGCCTATATTGATTTGATTGATAGAGTCAAGGATGACATTTCTTTCTATCAAGAATATAACCTGAGAGACGGTGACAGACCTGATCAAGTTTCTAACGACTTATATGGTTCTCCTGACTATCACTGGACATTCTATCTTCTAAATGATGATCTAAAGGGAAGAGGATGGCCTTTAACCAGATCACGGATTAGTGACAAGGCAAAAGAAGAATATCCTAATATTGTCTTTACAACTAGAGCAAATATTGCAGAGCAGTTCTTAGTAGGTAGTAACATTGAAGGTCAAGCATCTGGTGTTACTGGAAAGATTTTAAGAAGACGACCTGATATGGGTCAGATTATTGTAGAAAAAACACCAGCTGATAGAGTTTATACTGGAACACCTACTATCAACAGTGAGTTAGAGATTGAACTAACTACAGCAGAAACTTTTGTAAATACTAGTGAGTGGGCAGTAGAAATAGTAACTGCTCTAGGAAATACTGTAGCAACAAACTATAGTATTGTTACCACAGAGAATAATACAAAAGCAACTATTAGTGATCTTTCATTTGGAATGACTTACCAGATCACAGCAAAAGTTCTTACTGATGCTAACTTTATTAATAGTGAATCTATTCTTACTACAGAGAATGAAGTAGACAAGAATATTAAGATTGATACAGTAGTAGAAGAATATAATGCCAAGCATCACTATGAGAATGCTAGTGGCAACTATGTTGATATCAGTCCTAATGCTCCCTTTATTCAAAGAGTATCTTATGAAGTAAGATGGAATGGCGTGGATGCTAACGACCCCTCTAACTTTATTATTGACAAAATTAATATTTCTAATCTTAGTTCTATTTTTACTAACTTTAGTTTGGATGAACTTGGTATTCAGGCAATCTTGGGAAATCTTATTCCGGGTGGAACTGCACTTCAGATTGCAGGAGTTTTACAATCACAGTTTATCAACGATGACGAATATACGATTGATGATTGGCAGACTAACTTCTTAGTAGGAGTATTAGGATTCACTGCGGAACTTCAAAGTGTTGTATCCTTACAACTAGGAGCTATCATAAACTCTATTATAGGTTCTGGTGGAACTGCACCTACTTCTATTGTATACCATACATTCACTTTAGTTGATAATCAACTGGACTTGATAACTGCTACTGCTCCACAATATATTGGATTTGAGTTTAGGTCAGATGTAAATGTTGACCTAGCTACTGTATTAGGTGGAGTATATGCTGATAGTGATGGAGTTACACTTCCCTTTAACACTATCACAGCAAATGATACTGAAAATCCAAAAGAAAGAAACTTTGTAACCTATAAGAATTTAGGATTTACAGGTTCGGTAATTAGTCAGTCACCATTCTTTGCAAATAAAACTACTGGTGATGATGGTGTTCTAGATAATAACTCTTCTTTTGTATTCATCCAAAATGAATATGAAGATTATATTGCTACCAACTATGATGCTATTATCCCTGCTACTATTACTCCTGTCACCTTCCTTGAACGATATGGAAAAGAAAATGAAGAGGTTAGACCTATTAAGGTGTTGAGACCAGAAGTGATTACTCAGTTTGATAAGCAGTTCAAAAGAATCTTATCTGAAACTTCAGGGGAGCAGGTTGAAACTGTTATTGGTAGTGGATTTGGAGATACTTCATACACTTCAAGTATATCTGCACCTTCTACTAATGGCGGTGGCAGTAGTAGTGCTAGTGTCAGTAGCAGTAGTGGTGGTGGAGGTAGTAGTTACTAATGAGTACTACTGGTAGACATCATCCTTTATATGTTGCACAGACAAGAGTTTTTGTTTCTTCTGAAAGATATCCACGGCAAGAGATTTCAAAGATTGTTGCAGAAGTCAATATCTATGAAAACCTTGGTCTTCCCTACATCACAGGCCGTCTTGTAATTATTGACTCTGCCAACGCATCTAATGCGGTTCATTTTCAGGGGCAAGAAAGAGTCAATATTATTGTGTTAGACTCTGAAGCAAACCCTATTATGAACAAAGAATTTATTTGTATGGGGATTGATTTTGGACAAAAAGTCGGTGATGATAAGTCTGGTTTTTCTGTAAAACTAGTTGAAGAACATGCATTGCTGAGTAACAGCACTCGTTTCAGTAAAACCTATGAAGGCAAACCAGATGCTATTTGTAATACTATTTGTTCAGAACAATTAGGTGTAGCTGTAGAACCTAAAGGTAGTCCAGTGCAGTCTGATATGCGGGTAGTGTTCCCTTTCACTACATCACCCCTAGAAGCAGCAAACTGGATGGCTGCAAGATGCACTAACAATAATGGTCATCCATTCTATTTCTATTCTACAATGGTAGATAACTCTTTACAACTTGCAGATATATCTACACTGTTGGGGGAAAGTCCATTTAATAACGGTGATCCTTATATCTTTGGAACTACATCCAATAAAGGTGCTGGTCAAGAAGAAGACTGGGGAATTCTTAGTAAAAAGATTACCAACTATACTATCAATAATAATGAAGATACATTGTTAGCAATGGCAAGAAATGTTTATGGTGGATATTATAACTTTATTGATACCTATGAATATGGTGGAGAAGAAGTCATATATGATCTTCCTACTACTCTAGATAATTTACCTAAGTCAAATGGTTCTACAAAATATAACTATGATCCAGACTTTTCTATTGGTAGACCTTATCATAATGGACAGAATACCTATACTACACAGGTAGTAACACGAAAACTATTTGATGATAAGTTCTCTTTCCTAGAAGAAGAAACTGTAGACAAGCATTTATATAAAGCACAGTCCAGAGCAATTTATGGATTCTTAGATCAACAGCCTATCAATATTACTGTTCCGGGCATTTCATTTGGATTTGATAAACTTGGTAAGAAAATGGATATCTATATTCAAAAAGATATTCCACCTGAAGAAAAGTCTAATATTGATAGTGTCCGTGATAAG